ATTGCTGCATGTTGGCAAAGTTATCAGCACCATAGCTGTCACGAATAGCCATAACATCTTTCTCTGTTGCAGCAGCTTCGCCACGCAACCCGCCAAGATGAGCGTCAACTATAGATCTAGGAAAGCCAGCTTGTTCTAGTTCTTTATAGTGAGCGTCAGTTATTTCTCCCTTCTGTTGCCAGTACTCATTCATAGAAACGTAGTCAACATTACCTTGTTCAAGTAAATTACCAACTGCTTCTCCATAAATCTCTTGGGCTGTACCAACTGGTTCTGGAGTAGACTGTTCGCTTTGTGCTTTGAGTTCGTTATAAGCTGCAAGCAAATCTTCTTGTGATTGAAACTCTCCTCCAATCAGTTGTTCTTCTTTAGGTAAGCTGCCTTCTTTCTGTAGTTCGGCTGCTTCTGCTTCAAGATTAGCAACTACTTCTTCTGCTACTGGTGGAGTAGCGTCTTGTGTGATTGTAATTGGATCAGGCATAAGTTAATTCCTTTTAAATTTTTCTACCATTTCTGGTGTAATAGTTATTTCTTTAGGGCCATTGTCAACTGGTGGCTGGGAGTCCACTTGCATCGAGGTTTGGAACTTGGAGGTTTTCTCCATCTGAGGGGATTTCTCCTCCTTCTTGGAATTGAGGGCCATAGGGTGATCCTTGTTTAGTAAAGTTGTCAGCAAGTTTCCCTGCTGCTGGGCTTTGTATCATCTTACCCATCATCTCTTGTTCTTGCATCCTTTCATTTGCTTTAGCTAGATCATCTGCTTCTTGTTGTAGCTGCTCTGGAGTCTTAACTAGGTTGGTCGTATCAATAGAACTACTTGCTGCTAACCTTCTTAATGCTTCTTCCATGTTTATATATTGTACTAATACCTCTGGGCCTAAAGCATTTCTTGATGCCTCGATAAATTCTAATAGTTTATTCCTATCATCTCCTCTGCCTATAGCTTCCATACCAGTAATAGGTTTAGGATGTATTAAACTTTCTCCGTCTTCTCCTCTTGGAAAGTCAGGAACTTTATTTGTTTTCTGCAATATAAATACTAATCGTTTGACTAGAGGTAGCTGGAGTTCTTGCGTTAGTTGTGAGTACAGTCCACCCAATGAGGCTTCTAACTCTTGGCTGCTGTATCTTATCTCTTCTGCTGTTACTCTTTCTGCTGGACGTTGTACTGCACTATTAAGAAGGAACGCAAACGATAGTCTGTTCTCTATTCTGTCGATAGTATTGTTAGCTAAAGATAAATCATTTAACTTACCTTGTGCCTGTAGAACTGTTACGTCATTAGCACTACCTTGTATGACTGATCCATTCTCTGCATTAACTAAAGTGCGTGGTCTTGTAGTACCAGCGGGAGATACCATGAACAATACTTTACTAAGCATTGCACTAGCTTCCAATATACTTTGGTATAAATTTTCTAATGCAGTAAGGTCGCCATACCATTGCTCAATAAAACTACGTCCGTAATCTTCTGATTCAATTTGTGTCCAGCGTAATGGAATGAAGGGAGAACAATCAGCGGGAGACATGCCATATGTATTAGGTACTGGCTTACCTTTTACTTCTTGATACCAGATACATTTACCATCTTTATATTTAACACATGTATATATCTTGATAGTTTTTTCTTTGCTGTATGTATCCTTGCCTTGTAAATCTTTAGGTAGGAAACCTTCTGGTAACACAGTAGGACTAACTTCTTCTTCTATTATTATCTCGCTTATGTTACCCATAGGGTCACGTTGAACTGTATAGTTTTCTAAATGTATAACTCTTATACCAACTGGATTTACATACAACAATACATTCCCTGCAACTATTAACTGTTCAAACGCTTCATGCATTGAGGCTCTGAACGACATAGTTTCCAGCATGTTATGTACTTGCTGTTCTACTTTTACTAAGGCTGTATCTAATTGTGTCTTTACTTCTGGGCCTTGTTCAGCAACTATCATTGCCAGCCCATCTATCTCAAGTTTAAAGAAGCCAGTATTGATAGGGAATAAATTTATACCAAGCTTGTTTGCAATATTTAAAACACCACGAGCACCCATACTTTGATGAGGTTGAGCTATCTTGCCACGATCTCCGTATGTATCTTCTGGATATAAGAAAGGAATAGTTACTTTAGCATTAGACCTTGCTCTGTCTCCGTAAGGAGCACGAGTAGTCTTAGCTTGTTGGTACTTAGACGCAACAGTAACTCCTTTCTTCTGATCCATGTCAGATTTGTAGGAGTTATTCTGATCCACGTTACTGGTCAGAGTGACTTCGTTATTGTTCATTTAATTAAGGAATTTGTAAACCAGATCCTTTCTTTAAGTCTGTTCTTAAACGTCTACGTCCATAGCCTCTACGTTTTTCTGCTCCTCCTAAACCTAGCCCACCACTTGGTAGTTCAAGTGCTGCTGCTGGAGCTTGTGCTGTAGCAGATGGAGGCGGTGCGGATGGTGCAGTTGCTATCTTCTTCTGCTCTTCTTGTCGAGCTAAGTTATCAGCACGAGTTTCTTCGTACTGTTTTTTCTGTTCAGCAATTTGCTCACGTTGTACAGCGAGCATTTCGTCAGTCCTATCTGGCGGTCTGCCTCCTCCTCCGCACATAGCTACTCCTTAGTGATGTTGTTTTGCTCATTGTAAACTGATTCCAGCATTTTTACCATGCTTCTTTGACCAGCGTAATACCATATCTCTCTATCTCTTTCGTCAAGATCAGGACATTTTTCTGGTATCATCTCTTTTAATCTATTAATTAATGGTTCTTCTATGGGTGGAAATGGGTCGTCAACTGCCATGAGTAATGCTAATTTATATTTATATTACTGTACTTACTATGGCTAAGAAAGGATTGTATTACAACATCAACAAGAGAAAGAAAGCTGGTACAAGTAGGAGTAAAAGTAAGAGTACTATCTCTGATAAAGCATACAAGAATATGCAAGCTGGATTTCCTAAGAAGAAAAGTCCATTAGATATTGACTAAGGTTTCCATAGTTTTACCTTACCTGTCTTGGTATTGTAATCTCCTGATCTTAATATTCTTGCAAGCCTAGCGGTAAGCAATGCTTCCTTGTATCCACCTTGTTTCTTTTCATATTCTTTAACGACTACCTCCCACATATCAAGTAACTCTTTAGTATCTCCTAGTATTTTGTTAGCTGTTACTGCACCCACCCCAGCTAAACCTTTGTAGTTATCTGTTGTATCTCCTGTTAATGCTTGAGCCATCCAGTTTCTATCTGCTTGTCTTCTAGTTATTAGTTCTAAATCTTCTCCAGCTAATAACTTACAGGGTATAGTTCTCATATCTTTATCTGGACTAACAATAATAGGATCATCTAACTCTTTGCTCGTGGCTAAGATGCCGAGTACATCATCGCCTTCGAGTCCATCGTACCTTATACATCTATATCTATTAGTCAATGCATCCATGACAGCCTTAAGTGCTAGTGGTTTTCTTCTGCTCTTACGATTAGCTTTGTACTCCTGATACAAGTCATGCCTAAATGTAGGGTAAGAAGTAAAGCACATAAGAACTTCGCCTTCATCTTCTGATACCTGTTTGTATCTTTGTATGTATGTCTCGATAAGATCTAAGGCCCAGCTTGGGCGAGAGTATAGAACGTGCAAGTTATCATCAAACCTGTCGTCATTCTCTACCGCATAGCAGCAGTTGTAACATAGCCAATCGGCATCAATTAATAAAGTCATGTGAATTGTGATAGGGGTGCTGATAATCTGCCAGTAGTTTCGTTGTATTCAAGCTTGTCGGCCTTACCCAAGCAACCACTATGGCGGTTCTTTAATACTTTTAACTCCAGTTCGTTTGATTTTTCTGAGGCTTGTTGCGACCTAATCCCGCAGATTACGAGGTCACTTAGCTGGGCTATGGAACTCGATCCTCTTAAGCTTTGTAAGTTAACGTCACCTCCCTCTTCTGCTGGCTTACCATCCGTCCTTCTTATATGACTAACCATAACTAACCCTACCCCTGTCTTCTCAACTACCTGTCTTAGCTTGGTACAACATACATCTATTTGTTTTCTTTCATCTCCATCACTTAGTCCAGAAACAACAAGGCTAAGATGATCCAAGAAGATAACGTCACACTCCTCGCCAGTAGCCATGTATGTTATCTGATCTATTAACCTATCAGGATCAAGAGAACCAAAGTGTTGTAGCAATATAAATCTATTGTCGCTAAATAAATAATCGAAAGCTTGTCTTAACTCTGCTTCATCTACTGCCTTCTCATCTATATGCAATGGCTTGTTAAGTGCGATGGATAGTATGCCTTGCATGCTTCTCTTACTGCTCTCTTCTAATCCAATCCAACCCACCTTAAGTCCGTTAGCTATAAAGTGATGAGCCATTTCCCTACACAATAAAGTCTTGCCGATCCCTGTTCCCGCACAGATCGTAGTGAGTGACTGCTTTCTAAATCCTTGAGCCATACGATTTAACTCTGGAAAGGGATAGCTACATACTCTTGATGTATCTTCTTTAACTAAATCTTCCCATAGATCGTAGGCAGAGAATATGTTGTCGGGTCTGATAGGACTTGCCTTGAAGAGTAAGTCTCTAAGTAACTCCGACTCCCCTGCGAGGAGCATTTCGTTAGCATCCTTTCTTGGTAGGTTTGCGATAGCTGCCTTACCAGTAGGTAAGATCTTTGCAACCTTTTCGGCAGCATCCACACCAGCAGAGTCCGAGTCAAAACAAATAACTATACGGACAAATTGAGATAACCATGATAAGTTTGCAGCTACATACTTAGTAGCAGATTGAGCACCTGATGGCAAACTAACAACTGGAAAGTAATTACCAGTAGCTGAGACTGTAGCTTGTGCCACGCTCATTGCATCTATCTCCCCTTCTGTAATTGTTACAAACACACCTCCTGTATTCTGTTGTCTCCATAATTCCTGACCCCATAGTTTTATATCCGATAGATCTCCCTTCCATATAAATCTTTTATCTTTAAATCTTATGTGTTGTGCTGCAACTAAACCACTTTGATTTCTATAGGTTGCAACCTGACAATCAGTACCGCTGAACTGCGAGATGCCATAGTTAAAAAACTTACAAGTCTCTAGGTTGATACCACGCTTGGGTAACTCACAAGGAATTGCAGTTAATGGACTCCATTCTTTTTTCATTGGTTGATAAGTGGGTTTCTTGGAATTTTTTTTAGGTTGAAATTGCCAACCACATCCGAAGCAGTGTTTGTGTCCGTCATCATAGACAGCTACGTTATCCTTGCTTCCGCACTCAGGGCATGGCTCTTTGCTTTTGTATTTACTTGGCATCTTTCCAGTAGGCTATCAGCCTTTCAAGTTCTTTAATTCTTTTTTGTGCCTGTAAAATTTTCTCTTTAATTGTCATACCATTCTTTAGGGATAGTCTTGTTACACCAAAGGAAGCCATGACGCTCGGCCCATTGCCAATACGTCAGACTTCTTTTAGCTTTACTAAGTTTGTTGTTTGCGTTTTGAAAACAGAAACGAATACTTAGTGTGGGATGTTGCGTCTTGACTGCAATATATTTTTTTCTTTCTTCTTTAAGTAGGACTCCTTTGATCTCAACCACACAGTTACGAAGGATGATGTCAGGAGTGTAGCTA